ATGAGGCCCAGATCATTGTTGTCGGAATTGAAGTACTTAGGCAGTACCAGAACTCGGCAGCGGCCGCTAATTCACAACCTAGTTTCGCGGCGTTCACCACAGATGGAACTAATCTAGTGTGCCACTTCTGGCCTACTCCGGATGCTACGTATAATTACAGAGGCATCTTCGTCATCCCGCAGGCCGAACTCTCGGCTACTACTGATACCCTGACTATACCTTGGCGTCCCGTGGCCCGTCAGGCCGTGTTCTATGCCATGGATGAGCGGGGCTCGGAGTTCTCGGGTCGTCTGGAAACAGAGGCAGCTAAGGCCAAGTCTGCCCTAGACGGTGCGATTGCCGCCGATTTTGGTTTGGACGAAATAACCGCGCAGGAACAGTAAAATGGCTGCACCGGTTACTTCTGCCAACTTTCCTACGCCCGGAATCAACGGGCTAGCTAAGAACCGCGCTCAGTCCATTACAGGACCCGAGTGGGCTAGCAAAGCATTGAATTGTGTGGTAGACTCAGATGGACGTCTGGCGGCTAGAAAGGGCTGGGTCAAGCAGAACGCTACTCCAATCTCCGGTAGTCCTGCTATCCGCACGTTGTTTGAGTACGTCAAGGGTGACCAGACCGTAGAAGTACTGACGTCTGCTAACCTCAAGATTTACTCGGGTACTAGTACCCTAACTGACATTACGGGAACAATCACGGCGCCGTCCGCGTCCCTGTGGCAGTTCGTCAACTTCAACGGAAAAGTCCTCGGATTCCAGCAGGGCCATACTCCGATCAAGTGGACCGGCGCCGGCAACTTTGCCAACGCTACGGCAGCCACCGGCACCCTGCCTACAGGCAACTGCGCGGTAGCAGCCTTCGGCCGTATCTGGGCTTTGGATTCTGACCGCCAGACTATCAAGTACTGCGCCCTTCTGGACGATACGAAATGGGCCACAGCAGATGGCGGCGGCTCAATCGACATGCACTCCGTATGGACGAAGGGCATGGACGAGGTAGTGGGCATCATTGCCTTCGGCTCCAACCTTGTTGTTTTTGGTAAGAATCATATCGTGTTCTGGACGGACGGGGCCGGCTCTGAGATTGGCATGACGCCGACCAATATCTACGTCAACAGCATGATTGAGAACGTCGGCCTAGTGGGCCGGGACGCGATCACCCTGATTGGTGAACTCGACGTCGTGTTCTGGTCAACCAACGGCGTTAGATCCCTGTCGCGTACCGTACAGGAACAGGCTACCCCCGTCAATCAATTGAGCCCCGAGAATCGGGACTTCATGGCTGCGTACTTGTCTACGGCTAACCTAGCCAATTCCCGCATGGTCTATTCTGCGGTAGAGGGGTTAGTCATCTTGACTCACCCGGACGCTTCCGTTACTTGGGTATTTGATATCAAGTATCCTCTGGAAAGCGGGGGCTTCCGTATGTTTGAGTGGTCCATCCTTCCCACAGCGATGTGCTGCCGCTCAAACAATAATCTCCTGTTCGGTTTTGCCGGCTACATCGGTCTATTCAGCGGATACCTGGATGATACGGCGACCTACCGCTACGCCTTCTGGTGCGGGTGGTTCCCTCTCTCGCAGAACTCGCAACTGAATATCCTAAAACGCGCCAAGGTAGCCGTAGCCTCCCGCCGCAACGTGGTCGGTTCGTTTAAGTGGTGGACAGACTTCCGCGCCAACATGAACGCCGTCCAGAAAGAGTGGACTGTTTCCGGCGGAACGGAATACAACAATGGCGGGGAATACAATCTCTCGGCCGAGTATTCTGGCGGCGGCGGTGTCATCGAGAAATACGTACCGCTACGCAAGTCCTGCCAGACGCTCCGCTTTGGCTTTGAGACCGACATTAACGGTTACCCGTTCGCTCTACAATACGTGACAATCGGTTTCGAGCCGACGAGGTATGCCTGATGGCTGACTATACTCCGGTTACTAGCTTCACGCCGAAAGATTCGTTGCCTACGACTAACCCGGCCAAGCTGGTTGTAGGATCAGAGTTGGATGGTGAGTTTACAGCCATCGCCACGGCTATCACCAGCAAGGCCACTACGGCCACGTACGCCGGTGTTGCCAGCGGATGGGCCCAGCTTAACGCGAACACAAAGCTCAAGCCGGCCCAAATGTGGGCCAATCAAGTTGTATCCACTATCATAGCTTCGGCTGTGACGTTCGACTGCGCAACCTCTAACCAGTTCTACGTATCCTTGACCCAGAACATTACGGTCAGCGCTCCCACCAATCCGTCTGATGGGCAGGAGATTTTCATCACCCTGCGGCAGGACGGTACAGGCAGCCGGACCGTGGCGTGGAATGCCGTGTTTTGCTTCCCGGCTGCAGTTACTCCGACCACTACGGTAACAGCGCTCAAGGCCGACATACACCGCGCTGTATACCACAGTAACCTAGCCAAGTGGCTCGTGACTTCCGCCCAGAACTACACGGTGGCGTAACGTGAGCGACTACGGCAAGATCACTCCCTACACTCCCAAGGACTCCCTTCCTACTGGAGACCCGGACAAACTAGTGATCGGCGCAGAACTAGATGCGGAGTTCGATGCCATCGCTACCATGTCTACTACCAAGGAAGATAAGAGCGCTAAAGGGGCGGTCAGTGGGTACGCTCCGCTTAATGCTTCCAGCATTGTAGTAGCTGCGTATCTTCCGACAACCGTAGACTACACAAACGTGTCTGCGGCTCATACAGTTGGCAAGTCTACCACTAAGTCAACTCTGACAGACGGGGCTACGATCACCATTGACTGCTCCCTGTCTAACGTATTCGAAGTGACGCTAGCAGGCAATCGTACGATGGCGGCTCCCACTAGCCCCATTAGTGGTCAGTGCATCAATATCATTATTCGGCAAGACGCTACCGGCGGCCGTACACTTTCCTGGAATTCTGCCTTTACGTGGCCAGCTGGAACCGTCGCCGTCCTGTCCTTGGCCGCTAGTGCGGTAGACATGGTTAGCGCACAGTATGATGCTACCGCGGGCAAGTGGCGCGCGGTCTGCACTAAGGCCTTTGCGTAATGTGGCTGAGTTTACCGGTAGGTCATATTGGGGGAGGTACGGCGGCACGCCGCGTCATCTACGCCCCCGCCGACGTATCCAAGACCGGGCCGAATCCGGCGCATTCTATACACCCTATTCTGCAGGTAAATCTGCCTGCTGGAACCGTCTATAGATTCCGGGCCGTACTTACTTTCAAGGTAACTAGCGGCTCCGGGGCTCCGGGACTGTTCCTAGAGTGGAATACATCCTCTGGCGTAGCCAAGATTCAGTGGATAGCCGAGGGACTGGATACGACTAGGGTCGATACTACCACGTTCTCTCAAGCGTCGGACCACGGTAACGCCTTCAATACCGAGGATCTGGGAGTTACCGGCGACAGTCTTAGTGGAACTACGGCTAACTTCATAGTAACCAGCGTATTCGAAGGGCTGGTTAAAGCAGTGGGTTCCGATGCTACTTTCGGTCCTTTCTGGAGTTTCCGCACTCCTGCTGCTGCGGGAACCGTAACCTTTAAAGCGGGTTCATATGTACTGATCGAAGCAGAGCCGGCATGAGCTACGTAATCAAGTCTGCAGACCAGACAAAGACAAGTGACATTACCGCGGCTGTAGACTCCGAGCTTGTTCTTGCTCTCGCCTCTGGTGCTACTTATTACGTAGACGCGCTGGTAATGTTCCGTACAGGAGTTACTCCTGCAATAAAGATAGGAATAGGTTCTACAGCTGCTACTGGTTTGTGCTGTATATATACGGAAGGGTGTGCCTCAAGGCAGCCCTATCAGAATGCCAGTACTTCCTACAGCGCGGTACAGTCGGCTCGTCTAACCTCTGCCGGTACGTACGCACTAGGCGGCTCTGCTACTGGCTCTGACAGAGGGTGGTTCCGGGCTAGGGGTGTATTCATTACTGCAGGCACAGGAAACATCGGCATATATTGGGCCCAGAACGTATCTAACGTGGGCAACACTACGGTCTTGGCGGGTTCCTGGATTAGACTGGAAAGACTGGCGTGACTACCTCCTACATAATCAAGCAGGCCGACGAATCCAGAACGGCTAATGACACGTTCTCGGATGATTCTGAGTTGACGTTAGCCCTACTAGCTAACTCTACCTACTGGATACACGGTGCATACATAGTATTTGGTCCGTCAGACTTCGGGCACGCTACGTACTGTCGTACTCTCTATACCGGGACTGTACTAGACGATAGCTGTATCTACACTAGATACTCTTATGTAGCCTCGGTTGGTGCGTTTCAGGGGGCCGCGAGTTTCTGCTCTATACAGGACGGTATCCTGGATTTTCAGCAGAACGTAGACAACTCCAGCGGCAATACCTCTACCTTCCGGGGACACGCAAGTTTCACTGGCTTTGTCAAGACAAATTCAGCGGGCAACCTCAAGCTGAATTGGACTAAGCACAACAACGGCGCTGGCGGCGCCGGTAACGCTAGTATCGTTTACGCGGGCAGCTATCTGGCCGCAGACTACATCGAGCCAAATCCATGACCATCAAGCGCAAACCCGCAGCAAGGACGCCTAAGACTATGAAGATTGAGATTGAGGATATCCTTGAACGGGTAACGAGGGCCGAAGAGCGCTTTATTGCCGCCACAGATCGTCAAGAAGCGTGGCACAAAGCCACGGCTATCGCTACTGCTGACGTAGATGTACGTCTAGCTAAGCTGGAGGGAGCCTTAGCCAAATACACAGGCTTCTGGGGAGCTATCCTCATGGTAATCTCCGCAATGGGCACGGCTCTTTTGCTGGCCAAAGAATTCCTGACCGTCAAGTTTGGAGCAAGCAACTAATGGCTATCAAGCCCTCTGCGCTGAGTGGTATGCGATTCATCAAGCAGTCTCCGCAAGACTTTGCATCCGATCCGATGCAGAGTATTAGGTTGAATCAGGGCGCTCCGATCGAGCCGGTTCCCGGTAGTGGCGGGTGGCAGGCGGGGGGTCCCTTTGCGCCTATAGGACAAAACCTTGGCGCAATGCTTCCCGGTAGTGCCCCTCCGCAAGTGCCACTTCCGCCAGTAGCGCCTCCGGCCACACCCCCTCCCGCCAATCCCTTTGCGGGAATGGTAGCCGGGATGCCGCAGTCCGGTTGGTCAGGTGGTGGGCAGCAGTGGGCGCAGCAGGCGCTCGACGCTCCGTACATGCAGGGCTGGGGCCAGCCTCAGCGCCCTCCGGGTGCCACGGGTCCCGCACCGGCCGCCGGTGGTACCGGGGCTACTGGCGCTAGCTACGCGACACCGGGAGTAGCCCCTACCGAGGTTTCTCCGGAGGCCCTTAAGTCCATCAAGGGCATCAAGAAGATGCGCAAGGCGCGTCACTTCACCATGTCGGACGCTGCTAAGATTGCGGCGGCTGCCGCTCTGACCTATGCCACCGGTGGCGCAGGCGCCGCTATGGCTATAGAAATGGCCGGGGCTGCTCTGGGCGATGCCCAAAGCAACAAGGCTATGGGCGTGGGCTTGAAGAAGTTCACCAAGCTTAAGAACACGTACTTGCCTCAAGCGGGCTTCGTGCAGCGCAAAGGGAACTGGTACGATGCTACCGGCAAAGAAATCACCCCGCAGCAGAAAGTGCAGATCCTAATGGATATGGGCGTGTGGGGCTAACGTGGTCTATACCAACATCTACGACTACATCGCAGCTAAGGGTAAAATCTTTGGTATCCCCCCGTCACCTTTCAGCGCGGCTGGAAGTTGGGGGAAGAAGAATGGTCCCGACCCCGTTAACGCAGGCCGCATGGCTAAGGTTGGCGGTCTGGGCAACGGCGGCGGAAAGATGCTAGGGGCCTTCCAGCAAGGCCGCGGCTTCCTCAATCAGAACACGGGTAACTAACATGGTAATTCCTTGGGGCGAAATCATCAATGCCGGCGTTCAGGTTGGAACTGCGGTCTACGGCGCTAAGCAGGCTAAGAAGGGAGCTAAGCGCGCCGCCGCGATGGCTACCCCGGTTCCGTACTCGGCCACTAGCCAGTATGGAACTACAACCTGGAATCCAAAGACGCACCAGATGGAACTGGCGCAGGCTCAGAATCCGTTTTCGCAGATGCTCAACATCGGCGGGCAACAGTCACTAGCCAATGCCTACTCGGCTCCCGGTCAGGCCTACTTTGGTGCGGCTCCCGAGGTCGCGCAAGCGGCTGGAGCCATGTTTGGTCCGGGTCAGGACGCGGCCGCCGCCGAGCGGCTAGGGGTGCTTCGCCAGTTAGCGCAGCCGGAAGAACAGCGCACGGGTCAGAGTCTCAACGATCGTCTATTTGCGATGGGGCAGATGGGGACGTCAGGGGGCGGGATCCAGCAAGAGGCCTTCTACAAAGCCCAGCAGGATGCGGACCTAAAGCGCCAGCTTGCCTCGCAGGATTGGGCGCAGTCCCGTAGTATGGACCGTTTCAATACGGCCATAGGTGCGGTCAATCAAGGACAGGCCGGGCAGTCGCAGGCTTTCAATATCGGCCAGCAGTCTCAGTCTGGTCTGGCTAATATGTTCCAGCAGCTACTCCAGCAGGGACAGCTTGGTGTCGGCGGCGCAGCCGGGGCCCCTCCGCAGTTGGCGGCAGCGGCTAACCAGTCTATTGTCAACTCCACCATTCTTCCGGCCTTGCAACAGTCAGGAGTTTTTGATAGAATAGGTGGTTGGCTTGGAGGTGCTGCTCAGCCCGCGGCTACCGCTCCGGGTTCCGTAGGACCGATGGCCGGTGGTTACGCTACCGGTCCAGGAGTCAACCTCCCCCAGCAGCCCGCTCAGTATCAGTATAACTGGAACGCGAAATAATGGCTACCAATCCTTTCGAGAGTCTGGCTACGCCTGATTCTGTTGCTGCCTCTAGACTGGCGGCCGCAGATGCGGCCTACGCCGACCAGCCCATCTATACTCAGATGGCCGGGCAGGCTGGCGCACGCTTCAACAATGCTATGACCTCAGCCGGGATGCTCACGGACGAGGATCGCAAGGCCCAGCACACCAATCAGGTGATGACGGATGCCCAGAGCAAGTACTCGGAGTACATCAAGGACGGCTCCATGACCCCGGACGACGCTCAGGCGGCCGTGCTGGAGGATGCCATCAAGCAGTTCTCTGGAGCCGGGAATTGGGAGCAGGCTATTGCTCTGACTCAGCCCCTCAACGCTCTGCGTACTCAGGCGGCGGAACGCGCCAAGCTCCGGGCTGAGGCCACTAACCTGGAATCTAAGCCGGATGCCAAGGCCATCGACCAGCAGATTGCGACCCTGAGGATTGAGGCCGACTATCAGGCCAAGTCGAACGCCCTAGAAGTGGCCGCCCAGCGAGCGGATACGGCTATGTCCAGAGCGCAAGCCCAGAACGAGCTTAACCGTCTGCAAGCTGAGTTACTACAGTGGAAGCTGGATCATCCCCCCACTCCGGGCGGTAATGCTATGGCAAACGCCATCCGCAAAGGTGGCGAAAAGCTGAACGAGAACGTAACCTCTGCTGCAGAATCGGCTAATCTAATGGCCGACCTCCGCGAACAGATAGCCGCCAACCCGCAGGCTGCTACCCTGACCGGCAATTTGATTACCCAGATAATGAAATACGGATCTGCCGCTAGGGCTACCGTCAATTCCAGTGGATGGGACGCCGGCAAGACCATTGAGGGCAGCCAGAGCAGTGTGTGGCTCAGAAACAACGTAGCTAATGAGAAGCAGCGGGCTCTCGTGGTGAGCCTTGCCTATGCGTTCGCTCGCAGTAACGATCCGGGTGGCCGTCTATCAAACCAGGATTTGGAGCAGGCCATGAGGGTAGTGTCGGGCGAGGGTAGCCCAACCTCGCGTATAGAACTGCTGGATCAGGCCTTTACCGGCCTAGCCCGCAAGACTACCAACGAGATTTCTAGCAAGATAGATAGCGGCGTTACGGTCGGGCCCAATACCCGCAAAATCTGGATGGGTACCACTCAGATTTTGCGGG